ATTACGGGGCACACGGTGCTGGGGACGGCCTTTGAGAACGGCGAGCGGTTCCACGAGATGGTCAATGGGATCGTGACGCGGCATCACGTCGCCACGTTTCGGGTGTGGACGGAGCAGAGCTCGTCATGACAGACGAACAGTATTACGTCCTGGCCTCGCTGCTGGCGGAGATTCGAGACGCCGTGGTGGATCTGAATACCACGGTGGAGACGGTGCAGGAGTCGGACGAGTGCCAGCACCCCGAGGATCAGCGGGTGTCACTGGCGACCCCGGGCGATCCGCATCACTGGATTTGTCACGCATGCCGTTACGAGAACCGTAGCGCGTTAGCGAATTAGGGAGACAGACGATGGCGAAAAGACTCTTTGAACAGTGCTCGGTCACGCTGAACGGCGTGGACATCAGCGGGGACGTGCACCAGCTGGAAATCCTCAAGGGCCGTCGGAGCCCGGTGGACGTCACCGGCCTGTCGGACACGTTCGATAGCTACCTCGTGCCCAACCTGCGGAAGTGGGCGGTGAAGCTGTCCTATTTCAACAACTTCGCGGGCACGTCGGAAACCCCCACGGGCATCTCGACGGTGCTTGATGACGTGTTCAACTCCACGGCCTCGTCGGGTGTCGCGCTGATCATTCGGGCGACGACCAACTCGCGGAGTGTGAACAACCCCGAGTGGACTGGTCAGGTGCAGATCGACGGCGAGTACCAGGACATGGCGGGTGGTGTCGCGGAAGCGGACAAGGGATCGGTCGGACTGAAGGGGCTCGGGATTCTCACCCGCGTCACGACGTCTTCGTAAGCGGAGGGATATGGGACTGCTGTCTCGGTCGGACATTCTGAAGGCTACCGTCACGCCACGGGAAACCGTGAGCGTGCTCGGAGGCGAAGTGATTGTGCGGGGCATGTCAGGCGTCGAGCGGGACGCCTTCGAGGCATCGTGCTTGGAAGGGCGCGGGAAGAAGCAGGGCTTCAACATGAAGAACTTCCGCGCCCGGCTGGTGGCCCTGTGCTGCATCGATGAGCAAGGCCATCGGGTGTTCTCGGATGCCGACGCCGTGGCCTTGGGCGATGTCCGGGCTGACGTGATTGATCGGCTGTTTGGAGTCGCGCAGCGGTTGTCTGGGATGCGTGACGAGGACGTTGACGAATTGGGGCTAGCTTCCGTGCCGACGGATCGTTCCGCTACACCGTCTTTAGCCTCGCCCTCCGGTTAGGGATGTCCGTCAGTCGCATGTTGTCCGAAATGGATTCGCGCGAGCTGACGGAGTGGTTAGCGTTTCTGCAAGTCAAGCACGAACGGGACGAACAAGCACGGCAGGATGCCGAGTTTGAACGGCGGCACGGCGTAGGGGACTAATGGCGACGATCCAACAGTGCAATCGCGCGTTGAAGCGGCTCCCGGACTTCGCCAAGTCCGAAGCGCAGCGTGCGATTGACGTGACCGCCTTCCAGATCGCGCGCATGGCGTCGTCCAAGGCCCCACGACTCACGGGCCGTCTCCAGACGGGCATTACCTGGAAGTCACGACCGGCGTATCTCTTCGCGGTGGTCCTCGTGGATAGCGCGGCCTTCTACTGGCAGTACTGGGGGCGCGGCCGATCTTCCGTCCGGCGGCGGAAGCGGTGGGGCCTGACCATGACGCCCGCATGATGCAGGGGCTCGAGAAGTCCCTGACGCAGATGGAGCGCGAGGCGCAATAGTGGCAACCCTGAACGCGATCTATAAGATTTCTGCCGACATCTCCAATCTGCAAGAGGGCATGTCTCGCGCCGTGAAGGCGACGGAGAGTGTCGCGACCGGGCTCGGGAAGATGGATACCAACGCCCAGGCATTCGGCAAAGCCTTGGGCGCCGCGTTTTCAGCCGCGCAAGTCATCGGATTCGCCAAGGACGCCACGGCCTCATTCGCGGAAGAAGAAGCGGCCCTCCAGAAACTCACCACGGCCCTCCTTGCACAAGGCAACGCGACTCCGCAAGTCATTAGCGACTTCGGGAAGATGGCCGCGGCATTTCAGCAGACCACGACATTTAGCGATGAGCTCGTGGTGGAGATGCAGGCCCTACTCGTGCAGGTCGGCAACGTCGCGCCCGCGCAGATGCAGGCGGCCCTTACCGCGGCCACGAATCTCTCGGCGGGCCTCGGTGTCGATCTGCGGACGGCCACGATGCTGGTCGGAAAAGCCTTTGAGGGCGAGACAGGCACGCTCAAGCGGTACGGCATCGTGATCGATGAAGCGAAGCTGAAGGGCGAAGGCATCACGGCGGTGCTCGACGCGATCAATGGCAAGTTTGGCGGACAGGCGACAGCGGCGGTCGAGACGCACACCGGCAAGATGAAGCAGTTTGCCAACCAGATCGATGAAGTCAAGGAGCGGGTTGGCACTGCCATTGCGACCGTGCTGTCTCCGCTCTTGTCGCTGTTCCTCGATCTCCCCGGATCGGTGCAGGCCGTGATTACGGTGCTCGGCGGGGCTGTCTCGGCCGCGGCGCCGGTTGTGGTCGCGTTTACCGGCATCGGTGGCGCGTGGGCGGCGATTGCGCCCTACCTGGGGCCGGCGGGGATCATCGCGGCCGGTATTACCTCGTGGTTCGTGGTCTTCAAGAATCTGGACGTGTTTGTCTGGGCGGCGGTCACGGCATGGACGAACTTCAAGAATCGCTTATCAGAGACAGGCACAGAGATTGTGCGCGTGTCGAAGATGGCGTACGAAGGCGTGAAGGAATGGTTGCTGGATAAGTTCCAGGCTGTGGTGGATGGGATCGGCGCGAAGGTCGGTCAGGTGTCGGACTTCTTTAAGGACATGTACCAGAAGGTCGTCGGAGGCTCCTATGTGCCCGACATGATCATCGGGATCAGCACGGAGTTCGCCAAGCTCGACGCGTTCATGATGACGCCCGCACAGGTGGCGACGAATTACGTCTCTGGCCTCTTCCATGAACTGAGCGACAAGGTTCAGGAAACCGTCTCCGGAATGCTGTCCGGCGTCGGCGGGATGTTCGGCTCGTTTCTCCAGGCTGTGCTTCCTGGTTTCGCTGGCGCGCTCATGGGCGGGCTGGCTGACATCGCTATGAAGGGCCTCGCGTGGCTCGGGAACAAAATCTGGTCAGGTATCAAGTCGATCTTCGGCGGCGGCAGTGGGCGCGACGGCGTGGAGTCGTTTGCGGCAGGGATGGGCGGATTCGATGCGCTGCATCGTTCCATGCAAGAGCAGTTCGGAGACAGTGACGCCGAAATGCTCTGGAAGCAGTTGACCCAGACGGACAAGGCCGGGTCACAAGCGGCAATGGCCGAGATCATGCGCCGGATGAACGGCGGCGGGTTCCAAGCCGGCGGGTATGACGTCGTGGACGGGGACGGACGGTCGGTCCCGAGCCACGGCACCGCACAGATTACGGTCAACGCGGTCCTGAATGGTGACGTCATCGCCACGGCAGCGGCAGAAGCGGCGATGGGCTGGTAGATGGCGATCACCGTCACGATTGCCGGCGTCGATAAGACCAGTTACATCAAGCTGGAGTCGCTGAAGATCCAGATGCAGTACCGCGCTGCGTGGTCGGCGTCCTTCGATACCAAGGACATCCTGAGCACGGCGAGTGCCTATGTCCCCACGCTGAACGACACGGTGGTCGTGGCGGACGGTGCGACGACGGTCTTCCGCGGCTGGGTGTTTGGGCTCGGGCATGGCCCGATTGACGCACCGAACACCGGCACACTTGTGCGTGTGTCCTGTAAAGCCTATGACGCGCTGCTTGACGCGATCCTCGTAGACAAGACGTATGGCACCGACCCGCTGGGGATTGCCAACAGCTCTGTGGCGAGTCCGACCAGCATTACCACGGTCCAGCCACACGGCTATGTGACAGGCGACCGCGTGATCATCGAGGATCATGTGGGCAGCACGGCGGCGGTGAATGGCACCCATGCGGTGACGGTGACGAGTCACAGCACGTTTACGGTAGCCGTCAATAACCTGTCGTCTGGTGGCGGCGGGACGGTGCGGAAGGTCACGCGGTCCAACGTCATCGTTGATGATCTGCACGATACCTATCTGAGTGGCCGCGGTGTGTCGCTTGACACGCTCTCGACGGGCGATGACATCTCCAAGCTCGTGTTGAAAGATGTCCCGCTCCGTGAAGCGCTGGACCTGTTGACGACCAATACCGGCTGGCCCTACCGCATCACGCCCGATCCGGAGCTGCAATTCTTCTCGGTCGGTGACAAGACGCTGAGCTACAGCCTGACGTATGCCAACGGCAACGAGCAGGGGCCGGTGACATGGGAGAAGCATCGCCAGCGGTACGTCAACAAGGTCACGCTGCGGTACGGGTCTGACGGGGTTGTGGCGAAGACCGACACGATCACACTAGACGCCTCCACGGTCGTCTTCCCGCTGAAATATACGCCAGCCACGGATGTCAACGGGGTGATCCTCTCGACTGGGTATGTCAACGAGAACGCGACCACGAATTATCCGCTGGCGCTCTTGTCGGACATCGTGTCGTCGTCAGTGGCGAACCCGACCACGATTACCACGTTACAGCCGCACGGCCTGGATACGGGCTCGACCCATTCCGTGGTCATCCAGTCACACAGCGGCTCCACGCCAGCCATCAGCGGCACGTACACGGCAACGGTCACGGGCCTGCGGTCGTTCACGATTCCCGTCAACGTCACCGTGGCTGGGACGGGCGGCAGCGTCTACGAGTCTGGCTTTACGTGGTTGTACTACCCGACGACCAATAGCCTCTTCAGGGTCGGTGCGGGCACGTCTGAACAGATCGCCCTCTTCACCTATAGCGCGCAGTTCCCACAAGCCGTCACGGCCATAGACGGGGCCGGGGATTGGGAAGGCGTCTTCAAGGCACCAGACATCTACGACACCGATGCCGCCCAGCAACTGGCAGACGGACTGCTGAGGAAAGAACTGGCGACCCCGCAAACCGTGACGCTTCAGACGCGGCAAGGGTTCGTCATGCCGGGGGACGTCATTGCGCTGGCGTATACCGATCGCGCAGTGGCGAGTGCCGACTACCTCGTGCAACAAGTCAGCATGTCCACGGATACCACCCAACAGTTCATCTACCAGATCACCGCGGTGAGCGGGGAAGAGTTCAAGGATACCGCGCTGGACATTCAACGGGATGCGCTCAACGGTGCGGGGCTGCAACGCACGGGCGGGACCATTACCGGAGGCGGTGTTGTGCCGGCGCCATCGGCCATGAGTCCGGACAACGTGGTCGCGAAGTCCGGCAGTATCACCGAAGAAGTCGAGATCGGCGCGGTCAGTGCGGGCACCGTCACGTCACTGGTGACAGGCCATCGCTTTACACGCTCCGACAATATGTGGGCGGTCGGTGTCCGGCCGGCGCAGTCTCCAGGCTCGAGCGGCTACGAGTACGTCTGGTTCAATGCGGACTTGTCCACAGCCTATCCCACGCTACGGCTCGTGCAGGATGGCGTCAACGTCATCATGGCGCTGGACGCGACGTTTACCAGCACCGTGCGGGGAGTACAGCTCGGAGAGAATGCCAGCGGCAAGCGGTTCGAGTCTGTCAATTCGCTCATCCTCCGGGCGAACCAGGAGATGTTTGAGCGCGGCCGAGCAGCAGCCAACGGCATCTGGACCGTCGTGTCGTATGCCGATGCGAACTACTCCGGTAACGTCGCTGGCAACGCGGACTGGGTTGTCGATGACGCGGACGAAGTGACGTCCTACGTGATGCCGTCCGGTCGCACGATGACGGTCAACGTCTACGTCGTTTCGTCAGATGTCGCCAACGCTCCCACGCAGTTGCGCGTGCTGATCCCCGGCGGTCATACCTGTGCGAGACGTGCGGACGCGGTGGCGATCCTCGGTGACGCTGGCGGGACACTCACGTCGTGTGCGATCTCGGTAGACCCCGCCGTCAGCACCACGCACATCATTATCGGGAAGTTTAGCGGGGCGTTTACCAACACCAGCAGCGATAACACGTCTGTCCAGGGACAGATCACCTTTGAGACGGGCGAAGACTGATGACGATTGAACCGACGATTCTATTCACGATCCTGGTCCCTGCCGCAGGGGGGCTGATCTGGCTGATCAGATTGGAAGGCCGGTTAAATCTCACCGAGTCGCGGATCGATGACATGCGGGAAGTCCTTGACGACATCAACGCGGACGTGAAGCTGCTGTTGCAACGCTCCTACGGAGCACGGTCTACGGATCAGGGATGAACCGCGATCGCCTCGTGGATCAGTTGATTCGGGACGAAGGGCTGAGACTCAAGCCCTACACCGACACGGTGGGCAAGCTCACGATCGGCGTGGGCAGAAATCTGACAGACCGCGGCATTACGCAGACCGAAGCGATTGCCATGCTGAACCGGGACATCGACGTCGCTGACTTGGAGTGCCGAGCGAATCTCCCGTGGTTCGACACGTTGGATGTGGTGCGGCAGGGGGTGCTGGTGAACATGGCCTTCAATCTCGGCATCTCGCGGCTGCTCAAGTTTGTGAACACGCTGGCGCTGATTAAGGCGCACGACTATGAGGCGGCTTCGATCCAGATGCTGCAATCGCTCTGGGCCGAACAGACGGGAAACCGGGCGCTACGGCTGGCCCAACAAATGAGGACAGGCGAGTGGGTCTAAGGCTCCTCGTGGCTCTGCTGGCCGTCCTCACGCTGTCCTGCGCGAAGGTACAGGCGCCGACCGTTCCCACGCCTGAGACGTGGAATGTCCCCACGGCCTATGCCCAGTGTCAATTGCGTGAGGCTGTGGCGTGGTCAAACGGCGGCTGGACGATCACGTTGTTCTGTCCACCGGGCATCAGGTTGGCGGGGTTGCTGGAGAAATGAAACGTCACGAGGTTCTCGGCGCCATCGGTGCGGACTGCCGGCCTGGTGGCAGTTTCGTCGCCACGACATGGACCGCTGTCCATACGCAGGCTGGCGTGCTGCCGCTCCCCGGTGAAGCGGTCATGTATCCCCGGCTGGATCAGCGCATCGCTGGGCAAGGCCAGTCAAGCGGCATCGCGTGGGAATGGGACGGCGTGCAGTGGCAGAACCGTGGGCTGACGTTTGGCGTCAAT